AACATACTGTTGTATGGTGTTGTGCGTGTAGGAAATCCATGCACTGAAAAGTCTTTTTGCTCTTCAGGTGCAATAACTTTTGCAGTTAAAAAACTAGGCCCAAACTTTTTAGTTAGATCTGATGCATCGGAGTGAAAGGTAATTTTACCTTTGTTACTAAAAATGAAACCTTCGTCGTTTTTACTAATTGTGCCAACTTTTTCTCCGGCTTCTTCGACAATCCAAAACTTATCCTCTAAGATTGGTTTAGCATTAATTGTCATTTATATACCTCGCTTGTAATGGTGTTGCATAAGATGCTGCCTGGTCTGCAATACGTTGCATATCCCACTTAGCACAGAATTTCATAAGACGCATGCCTACTTGTTGTACTTCTTTAGGCTTTGCATTTTCTTCAATAGTACTATTAATTATCTCTCTAATATCTGCAGGTTGTGCAGTCAAGTCACATAGTACAACATTGCGGTTGTAGTCATCTAGTACACGATGTTCTTCGCCATTATGATCAGTCCAGCGTTGCAACATCATATTGTTCCAGTTGTAACCTTTAGTGTCTTTGTCTGCAAATGCTTCAATAAGACCTACTTTGTTCTTAGTGCCTTTCTTGCGTACACCGGGGTAAGCACTAAACACGTTGTCACTAGTATCGCCACGCATACACTTTTCAAACAACATAAAGTCGGGCTCGGGTGCAGGCTTAGGCTCTTTAGTCTTCTTGTCAATAACAGGCTCACGCTTCTTATCGTCAAAGTATCCTTCGTGTGTAATAATAGTATTGCTAACACCGTTGTACTGTTGTACATTAGGTGCAATAAGTTGTGCAAAGTCGCCGTCAGTACTAATAATAACATGATTGTCATTAGGGTGTGCTTGCACCCAACCAGCAATTAAGTCATCTGCTTCTAGTTGCGGATGACGCATTACTGTACAGTTAGTTTTGTCTGTAATAAATGTTTTAAATTCGTCAAAGCACTCCCAAAAGATTGTATCTTCTTCTTGCTGTGCAGGAGTTAGTGCATCGCGAGCAACTTTTCTGTTGCGCTTGTAAGGCTCATAATAGTCCTTGCGCCAGCTACGACCTTCTAAACAAAACACAACATGATCTGCATCAAAGTCTTGCCATGCTTTCTTAACACCTGACAATGTAATATGGAAGGCCATACCGACCTTAGTGTCAATATCGCCACGTACTACATGCCTTGCACGAAAGAAAGTGTTAGCAGTGTCTACTAGAATATAAGTTGCCATTAGTTTGCCTATTGTTGTTTATATATACGATTATATACGATTATATACGATTTGTCAAGCATTAACTTACTTCGCTTTTGCCTTTATCAATTGGCACTACATTAATGTAACCAGTGTTTACTTTAGAATCAACTGCTTCTTCTTGTAGCATGTTATACACAATGTCACGGAACCATCTATCAACAATTTCTTCTTCGGGATCTGATTCTTCTCCGTATCCGTTTTGTATTAGTTCTTGAATAAAGTATTTGTTCCAATCAAGCTCAAAGAACCCATTACGGATATTGTCTCCGTTGACTTGCATATCAAGTACATTTACCCAAGGTTCCTTCTTACGTGTTGCATATTCTTTTGGATCACGTACTTTAATAACTTCTAGTTCTTTTTGTTCCTTAGCAGTAACGCCTGTTAAGTCTCTTACTTTTTTACTCCACCATCCCATTATAGACCTGCCTTTCTAAGTGCGTCTTGATCGATAGGCGCCTTCATAGCCTTTTCGTGTTGTGCATTTTTATATTGTCTAAGTTCCCCAGGCATTTCCGAATAAGCTGATATGGAGTCTTGGGGTAAATCGCCATCCTTCTGCCATACACGCTTCAGCCACGTCTTTAACGTTGAGGGTGTATTCTTCACTGCGTCCGCCCATTGGCATAAGATATACCGGACATTCCACCCCGGCACTTCTGTAAGCGTCCACAGCTCTTTTAACTTCTTCAAAGTCGTCTTCAGTAGCCACAACAAACTTAAGATAAAGTTCGCTATCAGTAACGCACTGATACTCACTAGCAACATCAGGCTTGATAGCAGTTTCCCAAGGTTCTCCTGAGACACTAAGTTTTGGGGAACAACTCCAAGTGACTGTAAGTCTGTCGCTGTTGTTGAGATAGTTGTAGAGATCGTCGTGTAAATGTTGTGTAGTGTTTGTTTCAAATGTGATGTTCCTTAAATCCTGCATACGTGGATGTTCAAACAGCTCTACGTAAAGCCGTTGCCACGCTAACAACGGTTCACCGCCTGTCATGATCAAGTGTACATCTTGACCATTGTCCTGTACCCACTTACCATTAGGAGTAAGTGAAAGTAAATGCTCAACTACTTCGTCCACAGTTGCTTGTCGATTAAAGTGTTTAAACTCTGGATAGATACTTGCATATGTATCGCAACCTGTGTGTATAATAGGCAAGTCTGTAAATTCTTTAGTTGTTTCATGTACACCTGCGTCAAGTAATCCTTGTACTTCGGCATTGTGAATAATGCCTGCTTTTTGTTTTACATCACGCATTGGCTCGTTCTTTAAGCCAAAGTTCATACAACGAAAGTTACAACCGAAGGTGCGTAGGAATACACTGGGTACTCCTACAAACTTGCCTTCGCCTTGTACGCTATAAAAAGCTTCTGAATATCTAAGTTTCATTAGCAACTAAACTCCTGTTGTAGTTTAATGTTATCAAAGAACTCTTTCTTTGTACCTGCATCATCTTTAAATGCGCCACGTAGTACTGTAGTTTGTGTTAAACTACTATGTGCCATAATACCGCGATTCTCACAACAACCGTGTGTTGCTTGAATATAAACACCTAAATGTTCTGCACCAGTTGCGGCTTGGATCTCACGTGCAATATCATTTGCAAGTTCTTCCTGTAGTGTGCCACGACGTGAACACCATTGTGCAATACGTGTGTACTTGCTTAGACCAATTAACTTATCAGCGGCAATAATACCAATGTATGCAATACCTGCTACTGGCTGGTGATGATGCGAACACATACTTTTAAGTTCACTGCGTACTACTAACATACCTTCATAGCGATCATCGCTATCATTAGGAAATGCTGTTGCACTTGGCGCTGGATCATAACGTCCTGCCATAATTTCATTAAAGTACATTTTAGCAAGACGTCTTGCTGTGCCTTGTGAGTTAGGATCGTTATGACGATCAATCAATAGTGCATCTAGTACACCTTCAAATGCTGTAGTAGCATTATCAATAAGTTCTTCTTTATCACCATTTTGTAATACTTGTGAAATATTGTCGCCTGCCCAGTGACGAATGCCTAGTTCATCTAGGCGGGCTTTTAGTTGTTCTGCTTTGCTCATTTTTTCTCCGAGTTATAGACGTGGATGTCTATATAGTTTATAGTAACATTATTTAGATCTTTTGTCAACTAAAATGTTCATTTAACATTTCAATACGATCTGTTGCGGCAGCCATTTTATCAAGTTCTTCTTGAATAGCTTCAACAATATCGCTATGCTCACCGATACCAACACTTTGATGCATATACACCAAGATGTTTGTTTTTGCTCTTTCGAGCTCTCCTTCGGCATGCATACGAGCTGCCTTTACTAGTTGTTCACGCATTGTTTTCTCCTTTTAATGCTTTTATAGTTTGTTGTTTCTCTCTGTCTCTTACAAAGAGATCTTCACCAGCATACGTACTACATTTATCTAATGCATCTTCGATATGCCATAGTAACTCATACAAGTCTTTTTTACAACCCCAAGTAACAAATCCGTCCATTCGAGGATCGCTTTCAGCAAAACTAATTTTGTTTACGCCTTGTTTTAGGTCACTTAGACTCCAGTCAACTATCATTCGTCGTATTCCCAAGGAAACACAATCCAAGTATCTTCTTCGCTAGTGTCAATTTCTTTCCAATAATAATCAACACCGTCAAATTTTGTATGTGTCTTTTCACACATGGTAGCAAAGCGAACATTGTCATTCCAAACATCATTCCAGCCTTCGCTATTGGGCAAGCAACCGCTTTGCCAATCTTCTCTAATCCATTTGAACGTAGCACCTGTATCGTTAATGTCATCTACAATTAGTATTTGCTTTCGCATTTTAGGTTTGCATTGTCCATCGTGATATCCAAAAGCATCTTCGGCCATCCAGCAGTTTGATTCTTGTGTAGCATTGTCACGCAAACGCACATCTAGCGCATAATGATTACAGTTGAGCAGATGACTAAGCATTACACTAATTGGTAATCCACCTCTATTCAATCCAACAATATAATCGGGCTTCCAGCCATCTTTATACATTTTTAACGCAATATTAGTTGCAGCCGTATTAACGTCTTGCCAACTATAGTATGTTTTTACCATTTTTAATACTCTACTTTTTGTTGTAAATATTGTATTTCGACGTGTTTTGCATTTATTTCGTCATTAAACCCATCTTCTAATCTATATGACACGCCTTGTTTATACAATTTAATATTTAATTTATTCATATTGTTTACTAAAGTGTTTAGTTCTTTAACCATTTGTTCTACTTTTGGATCTTTCATTACCAACCGAGCCTTTCCCAAGGAACATCTTTATTACCAAAGTGTCCGTATGTACAGTTCTTACTATAGTTATTATACTTGAATAAATCGAATCTGTCAATGATTCCTTTTGGAGTCAAGTCAATCTCACGTTCAATAAACTTTGCAATACTAGCATTGTGTCCATTCGA